CGAAGTAGTATTGATCACCGCCGTATCTGGTAATAACTTGACCGTGGTTCGTGGTTTTGGTGGCACTACTGCCGCTGATATCGCATCCGGCGCCGTATTGACTATCGACTCCGTAGGTCGTGAAGAAAACTCCACCGCGCAGAACGATGGCATCTTTCAACCTGATCCACTGGAAAACTATTTCCAGACAATGGACACCGCAGTTGAATTCTCTCGCCGCGCACTGGCAACATTGCAGTTCGGCAACACTAACGATCTGACATTCCAGGTTGCAGAGCGTATCAAACAGCTGGCAACTCAGTTAGATCGCGCATTGGTGCGAGGCCGTAAAGCCACCGCCACTGTAGGTTCCAACACCGTCACTTATACCGGTGGTTTGCGATACTTCCTGGATCAGGCTGGCGCAATCAAGACCGACAACTCAGCAGCAGCATTGACACTTGACGCTATCAACGCCTTGAATGCAGAGATCGTAGCTCGTGGTGGTTCAGCGAACACCATCGCCGTAGGGATCAAGCAGGCTCGTAAACTGAGTGCACTGGTGGCCGCTAACTACGACTCTCAACGACTGGCAGAGTGGCAGGCCGATGCTGGTTCTGTGCTGACATTGCCGTCAGATTTGCCGTTGGTTGGTAGCGTTAACCGCATCGTTATTGATACCAATCTGAATGATGCAGAGTTGGTGATCTTTGATTCTGGCATGATCTCAGTTGTACCAATGGCATCCGGTAATGCTGCCGCTGGCGGCAACTGGCGTACAGTTGATGCAACGCTACCCGGTCAAGACGGCCAACGCACCCGCATCATCGGTGATTTTGCAATGGAAATCCGCCAGAGCAAAACACACATGGCGCGCCTGCATAACATCGGCTAAGGAGTTATCACATGACGTTCACCGGGCAGGCTGACGTCATGTACCACTTCTGCGGAGAGATTGTAAAATTCAACGCTGACGGTGAGTACAAGACAGACAACACAGCAATCCAAGAGGCATTAAAAGCCGCTGGAATCAAAGTAAAGAAAGCCGTTAAAGGCGAGTAATTCATAACCCCGCCACTGTGCGGGGTTTATTTTATGGTGATTTAAGTAAATTTGTGTGATTTTTATGTATGATAGCAATCAATATCATTTTTGATCTGGGGGTGTGCTTTGACAACAAAAAACCTGCTTATTAACAGCTCTGCATATACGCTTGTTTCATCCGTTTCATATGGATTCATCGAAAATACAACAGGCGAGGTTGTAGAGTATGCTGCTGCAACGTCACTACCATCAGCCACATTTATCGGCCACTCGCTTCAGATTAATGAATCAAGATGGTGGGAGCTAAAGTCTGGAGAATCATTGTACGCAAAGACGAAGCAAGCAACCGGCCTGATCACTTACACGGAGTGATTTATGAGTGTTTTTTATGATCTAAACAAGACTCCGAGAAATATTTTAAATCAAGCGATTGTGAGAGCTATCGCATCAGAAAATAACGGAGCGTTATTTGACCCGTCTGATTTGTCTACGCTGTATCAGGATGCCGCTGGTACGATTCCGGTGACAGCGGTTGAGCAGCCGGTAGGGTTGATGTTAGATAAGTCCAGAGGGATGATGCTTGGGCCTGAGAAAATATCGGATGTTGATTTTGATAACGCATCTAGTTGGGTGGTAGATGCCGGGTTTGTAGTGTCTGGTGGTAAGCTGACAATAAATAACTCTGTTGCTGGCAACTGCTATCAAACATCTACAAACATTACCAGTAAGGTTTTTAGTGTAACTATTAAAATAGACTCCTTATCATCTGGATACTTTCTTGCCAGACTCTGCGGGCAAAATGGAATAGCACTTAATAGTGCTGGGGTTTATAAGTTTTTATTGAGATCAGGAACGATTAACTCCTTCATTGGTGTTCAGGCTGCGCCAAATACCGTAGCAGTTATTGATTCAATATCTGTCCGCGAAATCTACGGCTACCACTCCACGCAGTCCATCACGGCATCACGGCCTACGTTGAGCGCGCGTAAAAACATTCTGCTAGCAACGGAAGCACTGGCGACGCAATCGGTCACAACGCTTGCGGCACAATACACGCTGTCATTCACCGGCGCAGGTTCGGTCACATTATCGGGTACGGCAACCGGCACACTGACTGGTACAGGAACAGACAGGGTGTCGCTCACCTTTACACCAACGGCAGGACCGCTGACGCTCACCGTGTCAGGTAGTGTCACGAAAGCACAGCTTGAGTTAGGCGCTGTTGCGGGCCAATATCAAAGAGTTACAACCTCAACGGACTACGACACCGACGAGCGGTATTTTCCAAAATATCTCCGTTTCGATGGGGTTGATGACTATTTGAATCTGCCGTACATGGGGCTGTATGCGAATGGTAGTGCGAGTGTGGTTGCTGGAATAAATGGTCATCAATTCGGTAAAGCGTACAATGGTCGAATCATTTGTGAGTCGTTGGTTAGCGCTAACGCTCCGACATATGCCCCACTTATTCAAATCTATACGGCTAACACAACGAACACATTCATAACTAACAATGCGGCAACAATACTAGCGAATATAGGACTGGGGCTGACGCAAAACAACATATGTACAATTAGTATTGTTGATGGTGGAAACTCAATCAAATCATTTCGAAATGCGGTACAAAAAGTCTCTGCCACATATACAAGATCCGGAACAGTAACTCTCGACTCAACTACTATCGGGAATGGGATTAACAACGGCTCTGCTGAGATATGGCAAGGTGATTTATACGGCCTGATCATCACAAAATCTGCTCTAACAGACTCTCAACGCATAGCTTGTGAGCGTTATTTAGGCCGTAAATCAGGAGTACAATTATGAGCAACTGGACGCACACATTAACCGTCATCGTACCTGAGAGTTTGATTGCTCAGGCTAACCAATTAGCGCTGGCTATCGGCACCAGCGAGGACGACGTGAACACGTTCCGCGCGGCGGACTGGACGGACGGCACCAGCAATTACGCCGTGGCCCACACGCAAGCCGTCGAACAAATCATGGAATATTTCGCACTGGTGCCGGGTGAACTGGCATCTGGCGTCGTGTTTCCGACGATTAATATCAATATGGACGGGGTGCCAACGCTTACCGGTAGCGATATGGGCAATATACAGGTGTTCGTTGACTGCGATCCATTTACAGTGTTCAACTTGCTGAATATTACGCGGAGAGATGTTGCTGAAATCGAGGTTTGATAAAATGTTCGTTAAACTAGATCCTGATAAAATGCACGCACTCGATGGCAACTCACTGATCAAGTCAGCCTGCGATAAACTATCTGAATATGGCATTGAAAACTTCATTCACTGGAATGATGAGATCAGCGTGGATATCGCCGGAGAATCGCACGGCGTTATGATTGATTATGTCGCAGGCGGGGTGCGTTTTTTTAAGTCATAGCGTACAATCAAATAACACACTTAATGGGGAAATATCATGGCGACAATCGCAGCAACATCAATGCAGGGCGCAGGTAAACGCGCGGTAACGCTCACAACAATGACCGCTTCTGACACGTTAACTTATAAGCCAAATCAAGGGCAGATCTTGATCTTGCGGAACGGTACAGCGGGCGCATTAACGCCAATTATTGACGGCGCTGGCTCCACTACTCTGCCAGTTCAAGGCGTTGGTAGTGTCGATGTGTCAGGTGGTTATGCTGTCGGCTAAATCGCAGCAGGCGCAGAAGTGGCTATTCCACTGGATACAATTCGTGCTTATTTGGTTGGCGTTGTGTCGATCACTGGCGGTACTGGTTTATCTGCATCACTGCTTGAGTTTTAATTTCAACAGCCATGGATGGCAGTAAGGGATAAACAATGACAACAACAGTCGGCTATACAACAGATGATGAATATTCTGCATATGCTATTTCTCGCGGTTATGTGTTAACTGGAGACTCTCTGGTGCATTTGCAATTGGCGCTTGATTGGCTTGAATTGCAGCCATTCAAAGGCGAGAAAACTGATCCATTGCAGGCGCTGGAATGGCCGCGCGATGGTAACACTGAGATCCCCGATAAAATTGTGCAGGCCCAGCTAGAAGCGGCGCTGGTTTACAATGCGGGTGGTAATCTCATGGCGTCGATCGGAAAGATGGTTACTGAGAAAACTGTAGGGCCAATCACAACAAAATGGTCTGAGAATGGGCCGCAAACTATCGCATACCCTAAGCTGTCGATGTTGTTGCGCGGATATGTTTCTGGCGGTTATGGTTCAACGCAGTTTAATGTGAGTAGATGATATGTCGCCAAAAGCCTGTAAAATCGAGATGCAGATAAAGAAAAGATGGTTTTTAACTCCAGTTCTTTATTTGGCTGCTGTTTATTGCTTCTTTTTTGGCAAGAAAGAAAAGGTGGCCGATTTGATCACAAAATATTGCTTTAGCTATAAGGTTAAGTAATGAGCATTGCAGACGCGCAAGCAGATATTGAATCAGCACTTGAAGCCCTCATGGAATCTGGCGAGCAGGCTGTTTTTAGCTATCAAGCAGATCCTGTTTTTGATAATGACACTGGAGATCTTATTTCAGGCGGAACAAGCGTAACGCAGACAGCCTACGGATATCCTGAAAGCTATTCAAACTCAGAGATTGACGGAACCAATATTCAGCGCGGCGACATCAAGTTGACCTGTAGTGCTGGTGCATTGCGTCCCGTTGTCGGCTGGCTGTGCTTGCTTGATTCTGTGACGTATCGCGTAATGAACTGCGAACCGATCCGAGAAAGTGGCGTTGATGTTATTTACTATGTGCAGCTTAGGAAATAATTATGACATTAGTTATCAAAAAAGATGATTGCGTGATTTTGTTGGCAGACAAAGAAGGCAAAGTTATTGGCGCGAAATACAACGGGAAAGAAATTCCTGTTTACTCGTTTTCTATTAATGAAACAGGAGTTGATGATATTCAGACTGTCACATTAACAGTCCCGATGCGAATAGAAATTAAAGACACAGAGTAGGGTCGCCATGAACCAATCAATCTACAAAGCAATGCGTGCCCACTTAAACACGTTATCGAATAAGCCACCGATTGCATATCTCGATCAGGCTTATTCTCCAAGTGCAGTTCAATACCTGCGTGAAGGTTTTTATTCTGCTAGCCCTGATCATCTCGCTATCGAATATGGCGGTACGGCTGATCATCGTGGCTACTATCAGATCGAGATATTAACGCCGAGTAATAGCGGAGCATCGGCAGGAATGGATAAAGCCACATTACTAGCTGAACACTTCAAGCGCGGGCGCTATGCGGGATTTGAAGTGATGCGCGTTGATTGGGTGCCAACAGGTAACGAAGGTGCATATTCTGTTATTAGGATGTCAATTTACTATCGAGTATTAGCATAATGGCAATCTACCAACTGCGAAATCTCGACAAGTGGGTGAAGAAAGTCGGCGGTGATGCCGAGAAAGTGACTCGTGCAGTCGCGCTGCAAATGACGAATGAGGTTATCAATCGGACGCGCGTTGATACCGGTAGGGCGCGGGGGAATTGGCACGCAGAAATAAACCAGGCAGAAGAGAATATTTTTGAGTTTGCTGGTGGCGGTCATGCGGCGATACCATTTGCATTAAGTCACTGCAACCAAGCCATAGAAAAGATGTACGGGCATCGGTGGATATTGTCAAATAACCTGCCTTACATTCAACCTCTTGAGACTTTAGATAGTATGGTGCGCGGTACGGTGCTTGAGTTTAATCGTGCGATTGATGCTGCGGTGAAAGGCTTGTAAATATGGTTGCACTGAAAGGTATCGAACCTTAGTCTTTCCGGTTATGAGCCAGATCGCTTTACCTTAAGCTACAGTGCAATTGTGGCGCATCACGTAAGATTCGAAACTTACAACCTAGGCGGTAGAAACACCTTGCTCTATCCGATTGAGCTAGTGACGCAATTTGGCGGCCTCACCGAGGATTGAACTCGGTTCTCATTCGTGACAGGAATGTATGCTAACCATATACACCATGAGGCCATAATTTGGAGCGTGATATCGGTTTCGAACCGATGACTGACAGCTTGGAAGGCTATTTCACAAGTTCAGGGTT